TTCGGCCTTCGCCTTGGCTTCCTCCTCCGCGAGGGCGGCGGCTTCCGCTTTTGCCTTCGCCTGGGCTTCCTCCTCCGCGAGGGCGGCGGCTTCCGCTTCGGCCTTCGCCTTGGCTTCCGCGTCGATCTGGGTAAGGGTTTCCGCAGGAATGGGTATCGTCGGTTTTGCCATCGTGATCTCCTGTTGCTGGCGTCAAAATTGTGAAATTGCGCAATCCGGCAAACTGACCGGAATGCCTGACTTACTTCTGGCCGGCGGCCTCCTGCTCGAACAGGCGCCGGCGCTTCTCGGTGTTGGCCTGGTGCATCGGGTGGCGCGGATCGTTGAGCGAGGCCATGAACTCCTTGTCCGCCTCGAGCCGCTGGCGCTCGGCGCGCGCGGCGATCGGCGAGGGTGCGCCGAAGCCGCCTTGTCCGCCGTTCGAGGTCGAGACGAGCCGATCCTCGCCGAGCATGGTGCCGATCTTGTGGAAATGCTCGATCAGCGGGCCGTAGCCGGTGATTGCCTCGAGGATGTCGGCCGCATCGGTCGGGATGCCGGTAAAGGCCATCGCGCGCTTGGCCATCTCGACATTCGCATCGTAGCTGTTGCCCCACTTCTGCTTCAGGCCGGTGAGCATCTGCTGTTTCTGCTGCTCGGCGGCGCGATCGTCGGCCTCGTTGAGCGCATTGATATGCGCGCCGATCGCATCGGTGATCGGCTGGAGCAGCGCCGGCGGCACCTTCGCACCATGCGCGGCCTTGACGACGGCCGCATGCAGGTTGCCGTAGGCTTCATCCTCCTTGAACTTCTCGAAAACCGGCGCCTGATACTTGGTCGCATCCGGGTTCCAGCCGAGCTTCTCCCAGCCATCCCACTCGCCGAGCTTGCCTTCCTGCGGGCCGGTCATCGCGTTGCGGTCGCGCGCCAGCTGCTCGAAGGTGCGGGCACTCTTGACGAACTCGTCGAGCGTCGTCGGGTTCTTCTGCGCGATATAGTCGCGGTGCTCCTGGCTGAGCCCGAGATCGGCTTTCGAGAACCAGGGGTCGCCGGCACCGGCAGGCGGCGCAGCGGGCGGCGGGTTGCCAGGCGGCGGATTGTTGGCCGGCGGGTTCGGCTGGGCGTTCGGGTCGGACATGGCGAGCTCCTTTTTCGGTTTCAGGACAGTCTGGACTTGATGAACTTCTCGATCTGCGCCGGATCGGCGCGCGCGAGCTCGAGGATTTCGAGCGCGAGCGAACGGCGTCCGTTGTCGAACGCCATGGCAAGGGCCGGATCGTCCGGCCGGTCGATGGTCCAGAGCCGGGCACGCACGGCGATATCCGCCGTGAGCGCCGATTTGGCGCCGAGCGCGTGATATTCGGCCACGACCGAGGACCACAGCCCCTTCCGGAGCGCGGAAAACCAGCTTCCAAAGCGGTTGGCGACGGGGGCGCTCATGCCGCCCTGCCCTTCGCCAGCGTGGCGGCCTGCTGGGCGTGCCCGGCGGTCGCCGCGATTTCGACTGACGTCTTGGTGTTTTCGAGATCAACCTGTTGCTGCTGTTGCTGGGCCCGGGCCGCGCGGATCTGCTCGACCTTCTGCGGGTCGGTGAGGAGAACGGGCGGCGCCGAGCCTGCCGAATGCAGGACGCTGACCGCCGCATCGACGTCGAGATTGTCCATGACCTCGGGCCGGAACTGCGCGAGCTGGGTCATCTGACCGATCAGCGTCATCGTGGCGCGGCCTTCGGCGATCTTCATCACCTTGGCGAGCGGGGAGAGATAGTCGATGGTCAGGAGGTGGTTTTCGATCTCGGGCGGCGGCGGCGGCAGTTGGCCGGCGCGCTGGAGCATACGGAAACGCCGCGTGATCATCGGCGTGAGGCCGCCCTGCTGGATGCGCTCGAGGTTCGGCGCGAGTTGGCGCAGCTTTTCCTCCTGGAAGCCGGTGAACTCGGTCGCGGTCATCTGCGGCCGGTTGATCAGCTGCATGATCGAGAAGTAGAACGCCTCGCGGATCGCCGCACGTTTGGCCTCGGACTGCTGCAGTGAGAGGTTGATCGCCTGCGCATGGTTGAGCGCCTGCACCATGGGCTTGCCCTGCTCGTTCATGCCGCCGAACAGGAGCGCGCCGGGGAAGAAATCGGCCTCGGTGAGATCGCTCTCGCCGGAAACCAGCTTCATGGGGTCGGACGCGAACTCGGCCGCGGTGAGATGCGCCCGCTCCATCTCCTGCAGGGTGCGCATATCCGGCCGTGCGCGATGGCCCGGCCCGCGCGGATAGACCTTGCCGGAGCGCCGCGACCAGGTGGGGATGAAATAGGGCATTTCATCGTAGCCGCCGCGCCGCTCGAGCGTCGCGAGATCCGGCGAAATGTAAACCGAGAGGAACGCCTTGCCCTCCGGCCCGAGCCGACCGGGCCTGAAATGCGGGTTCTCGAACACCGCATGGATGATCTTGTAGTCCTTCTTCTCGTCGACGCCCGCCGAGCCGGGGAATTTCTGCAGCAGCTGGCGGCCGCGCAGGGTGAACTCACGGTGCACGGTGTCGATCGTGCCCTCGTCGTTGGTGTCGATGAAGATCTCGCGCAGCGGGATCGCGCGATCGGTAATGCGCTGGCGCTCGATGTTCTCCTCGGAATAGAGCGCGCCGAGGCCGAAGGCGCCGCAATCGGAAAACCAGCCGGGAACCTCGGTATAGAAGCTCGAGAATGACGAGCCGAGCGTCGAGCGGACCATGTTCTTGGCCTGCCAGAACCAGCGCTTGACCGGCTGGTAGAGCATCAGGTCCTCGTCCGGCACGCCGAGGCCGAACCAGTCGTTCGCCGGGTTCGTGAGCTGCCCGAACAGGCCGCCGGTGAAATCATCGAGCGCATAGAGCGGCGTGCTGTCGAAAATCTCGTCCATCGCCGTGGCGTCGGCGCTGGAGCCCTGAAAATCCTGATCCTCCGGCCGGATCAGCTCGGCGATCTGCTTCCACAGCCGCTCTTCCGGCAGCCGGATGCCGCGCAATTCCTCATGGCGCGTGAGAATAGACTGCCTGTCCATGGCGCGACCTCCGCTTCTGCCGGAAAACTAGGAACCCATCAGCTGGGTCTGGCGCACCGTGCCGCCGCCCGGCCTGCCCATGCCGGTGCCGCGCAGGCCGCGCATGGCGCCGAGCTTTCGCAACCGCCGCTCGCCGGCGAGACGCGCGGCATCACTGTCTTCCGGGTTGGTCAATGCGGCCTCCTGAAGGCGTCGCGCCTTTTCCAGCTCGGCCGCGGCCTGCGCGGCGGCGGCCTTGGCCTTGCCGGAGGTGCCAAACCATTTCTTGAACGGGTTCCAGCCCATGGGTCTCTCCTATGCTCGCTTGCGGGTGAGGGGGTTGTAGCGTCCGGCGTTCTTCCGGGCCTTCTCGCGTCGTTGGCGGCGATCGGCCTCCGCCTGTTCGCGCCGGACGCGGGCGCGCGCCGAGCCGAGCTCGAGGCAGGCGTATTGCAGCGCGTCATGAACATGGGTCTCGAACGTCTCTTTCACGCTCGAGAGGTTGTTGGTGCCGCGCGTCTTGTGGAAATGATAGGTCTGGTTGAAGCCGCGCCGGAGCGCGAAGCAGCCCGGATCCATCGCAAGGCCCGGCCGCCCCTCGGAGAGCGAACGCTCGAGCACCTGGCGAACAGACGCCCAGCGCCTGCCCGTGTCGTTGGTCGAGGCGAGCCGCACCGGGAACCCGAGGTGCTTCTGCATGCGACCGCGCCAGGAGCCGTCCTCGGTCTCCTCGCCCGCCTTCGCCGCCGGATCGCAGACGCCATAGGCTTCCGCGCCGCGGAAGCGCCGCTCGATCAGCGCTGTGATGGCGCGGGCGAAGGTGGTTTCGCTGGCCCCGTCCGTCGTGATCTCGGCAAGCACGCGGGCCTGCCCGTCCGGCATTTCCTGCATGAACACGGCCGCCGGCGTCAGGCCGGCATCCATGCCGACGATCAGCGGAAGATCCTTCTCGAAGGTGAGGCCGCGCACGAGATTGCGATCGTCGTCGTATTCCGGGTAGACGACGGCATTGTCGCGGGTGAAGCCGGGGCGGTTGTAGATCATCCGGCGGATCCACCACGGCTTCTTGGCATAGAGCGCCTGCTGCTGCAGGTAGTAGTCGCGGCCGATCGTCGCGATATTCTCGGCGTCGGGATGGAAGCCGTGCGGCTGCTTGAAGAGTTTGGTCGTGAACTGCTGCCCCTCGGTCTCGATCGCCCGCCCCTCGTAGAACACGGGATAGGTCCAGTTCGTCACGTCCGGCGCGTTCATATCCCCGAAGATGCGACCCTGCCGCCCGGTGATGCTCCGCGGTGGATCGCGGCCGATGCGGCCGATCAGCCCGAGGAACAGATCCTCCGGCATCGTGTCGATCTCGTTGAGGTAAACATCGGTGAACTCGAAGCCGCGAAGGTCATCCGGGTCTGCGCTTTCGCCGAATGCGAGGAAATGCGCCTCGATCTGGATATCACCCCAGCCGTCGTTGAACTTCAACACATGGCTGGCCGCGCGAGGGCTGGCGCCCTTCCAGTCACTACCCTCGAGCTTCTCGGGAAACAGGCGCTGCCAAGCGTGGATCGTGGTTTTCCAGAGATTGTCGTATTTCTGGCGCCAGATGCCGATGACATAGCGTCGCAGCCCCGTTGCCGGATCCGGCCGGATGCGCCGCGCCTCGAACATGATCTTCTTGATGCTCGCCGTCGTCTTGCCGGAGCCGACGGGCCCAACGATCACCGAAACCGCCGCCGCGCTGTCGATGAAAGCATCGGAAACCGGCCCGGCGCTTTCGAGCAGGCGCGGCGTGAATGGCAGGGAGCCGGTCGGCGTGTAGACGAGCGAGGAGAGGTCGATATTGATGCTCATCCGCGCGGCCCCGCACCCGACCGGCGCCATGCCCCAGGGCCCGCACCCGAAGCCGTCCTGGCCCTCGCCCCGAACGGCAAGCTGAATTTTCTTTCGCGATTTTTCGAAACGACGAAACAATCACTGGAAGGACGCGGCTGGTGCTGGGCGCGGCGCGTTCCGGGGGGTGGGGTCGCCCCGAGAGGGGGGGGCATGGTCCGCGCGCAAAAGCCGGATCGACCGCCCGCCGGCCGCGCGGCCCGCTGATTTGCGATCAGCGGTTCAAAAGCATCTATGCTGTTGATCCTGCTCATCTATTCAGCCTCATGGGACTTGTCGCTGTGGGACTTCTCCGAAGCACCATCGCTAAGCCCTTGATTTTCCACGCTTTCGCTGATCGTCGCGGCCTCGCCGTCGAAGTCGTATTCCCAGGGCGGCCGTGCGCCGCTCTCGCGCGTCACGGGCTGCCCGTTCACCACCTGGACGAACATCGGCACCGCCTGCCCCTTGTCGTCGGTCGGCGCGAGGCGCGGCTGGGTGAAGCTGGCGAGCTCCGAGTTCATCGCCTTCCAGCGGTCGAAGGCCTCGAGCTTGCTGCAGCCGAGCCGCAGCGCCAGCTCCTCCGGCGTCAGCGAGGCCCAGCGCGCTAATGCGAGCAGCGGAATACCGCACTCGCGAAAGATCATCTCCCGAACCTGACGGCTCGATAGGTTCTCCGCGCCCTTCGGACGGCCACGACGGCGCTCCTCGATGCCGTTGGCGCGGATCTTCTCCTGGTCGAAACGGTCGATCGAGACGACTTCCGGCAGAAGGTCGAGCTGCTCGGCCGCGTCGGCGGTCGCGCCGGCGGAAATCTGCCGCGCACTCGCAGAAAGCACCTCTTTCAGAGCCGACGGACTACCCATTGACCGGCCTCGCGATCGCCCATGGCCCCAAGCCCATGATTTGAAGGCAATATTTAATTCGCCGGCCGGTCAGAGCCGCGGGAGCGCGACCATAGCAGAGGCAACCGCCCTTTGTCCGCGTTGCAGGCGTTGCAGAAGCGTTGCAAGTATATCTCTTTGATATATCTATAGTCTTTTCATTTTCGCAACACTGCAACACCCGCAACGCCACGCGCGCGTATCCACGCACGGCCAAGCGCGGACCCGTGCGCTCGCCCGCCTGCGCCCGCACATACGCGAGAAACCGGCGTTGCAGGCGTTGCGTGTTGCGGAATTCCGAAAACCATTGCCTTTTCAGCACATTAGCCCGCAACGTTTCCGCAACGCGCCGCAACGTTTTCGCACCCGCACCCGCCCAAGGCGAAAACTTGTTCGCGAAGCAACGGATACAAGGAAGAGCCGCGATTGCGCGCGGCTTCATCTTGGAATGACTTGGAGAGTGCTTCGCGCGCGTCATCCCGAACGCCCCGTTATGACCCCGAGCGCGAACACCAGCCAAACGATCATCACAAATCCTTCGGTATCGATCTGCGCGCTCCATTCACCAGTGAGCTGGTCGCGGTACAGATGAATTCCGAGCGCTGCGAGCAGCTTCAGCATCAGAAGCCCTCCCCTTCAGTTTGAAGGAAGGTGTGAACGGGCACGCTCCAGCCGCGCCCGCCGAGGCGCCGGCTGTTCTCCTGCTTGGCGCCGGCGAGGCGCGCCATGGCCTGCGCCCAGCCGCCTTTCGCGCCGGGCATGCCGCGCCAGTCCGTATCGGCGAAGAGCCGGAGCAGGCCGGCGTTCTGGTTGGGCAGGATGACACGGGCCTTCGAGCCGGATCGCCCGCCGGCGGTCTCGAAGCCGTCGAGGTATATCCCCCAGGCCTCGAGCGCCTCGCGACAGCCCTTGGCCGTCACGCCTTCGCCGTCGAGCTTGCGCACGCCGGCGCCATAGGCGACCAGCGCGCCGATCGTCATGCGCGTGCCGCCGCGGAACACGTCGAGCGGCACCGTGGTCAGGTGGTTGAGCATCGCCTCGGCGTTCGAGGGCGTGTATTGGGTCGCGTCGAGCTTCTCGCGGTTGAGGGCCTTGGCGAAAGCGTCGATCGTATCCTCGTGGGCCATTTCATCGCCGCGCAGCATGTCGGCCATGGCAAGGAGCGTGCCGTATTGGTCGCAGCCGCGCGCCGAGTGGCCCTCGGCCGCGAGCTTGGCGCGATAGGCCTGCAGGGTCGCTTCCCAGCGGTGCCAGCTGTTGAACAGCCGCCGCATGATGACACGGCCGACATGCGCGAGAAACGCCGGGTCGCCGCCGGCGCCGGCCGCGCCCTTGGGCAGGGCGTCGAGCTCGAGGATCGCCATGCGGCTCATGTCCTGCGAGAGCAGGCTCGGCACGATGATCGAGGAGAAGAAGAAGGCGCTCTGGGCGCGGAACTGTGTCGCGGTGTGGCCGGAGGAGCCGCGGAGCACGAGACCGCCGGTCGCCGCCTGGCGCGCGAGCTTGACGATGGCCTGCATGCGGTTAGATCCGGCCTCGTTCTCGGCCTCGTCGACGAGGATCGGCCGGGATGACTGGCCGACCGTCTGCCAGATGCCGGCGGCTGTCGGATCCGAGGCCTTCACCACGTCCGAACCGATCACGCCCTCGATGAGGTCCTGCAGCGTCGTCTTGCCGGATCCGGCGTCGCCGGTGATCCAGAGGATCGAACGATAGCGGATTGCCCCGCCGGCACGCGCGGCGCCGATCCAGCCGAGGGTGAGGATCGAGGCGAGCTTGTGCCCGGTGCCGTCGATATCGGCGGCATAGCAGCAAGGGCCGTCCTGTTCGGCGTCGGCGCCGTCGCGCCAGTTCCAGCTGTCGAAGAGCGCGAGCAGCCGGTCGATCGCCGCGCGCTCCTCGCGCCGCTGCTCGTCGGTCTGCGCGCCGGCGATCGGCTTGGCGCCGGCACGGGCGCCGGGGTAGAGGTGATCGCCGATGAAGCCTGGCGCATGGCTTTCGCCGTCGACGACGATCTCGTTGCCGCAATGGATCGCGAGCTTGCCATCGTCCGTCACCCAGCCGCCGAGGCCGCGCAGCACGCCGAGCGGATCGAAAACCCCCTTGGCCACGGCGGCGGCGATCAGGCTCTCGGCGACGCGATCGGCTTTCCAGCCGGACTGGATGCCCGTCTTCTCGTTGAACTTCGGGTAGTTGACCCAGAGCCAGTCGAGATGATTGCCGAACAGCGTGCGCAGGCCATCGGCATTGTGCGAGCCCTTCGCCATTTCGACGAGCTGCTTGCCGGGGTTGAGGTAATAGCAGGTCGTGCCCTGGTAGCCGACGGGAACGATCGGACAGTTGGCCGGGAGCGGCTTGATCGGCGAGCGCTCGCGGCGGAACCGCTCCTCCTCGCCGCCGCCGGCGTCGGCCGGCGGTTTGTCCGGCGGCGCGTCGCCAC